GGGACTATTTCCGACCGTGTCGGGGAGGGAAAGGCAGAAAAATCAAGGGGGGTACGCATGGACTCTAAAAAAACGCCCTGTGAGCGGGCTGACTTCCTTGAGTTGCATGGCTTACATGCGCTTACCATGTTGTTAATATCTATCGCTAACTCAGGCGCCTTACTAACTGGGATGATGTGATCTATCGTCATGTCCTTACCCTCATAGCCACAGTAGTAGCAGACCCATCCATCTAACGCTAGTTTCTTGAGCCTTACCTCTTTGTACTTACGGCTAAGACGTGGGTCACCCTTCTTGGTTGCCATAAGGCTTAACCTCTAGCTTTACTATACGAGTACCATCGCATATAGCGTTAACTACTATGTCATATCCCAATAGATTATCTATCTCTGTTATTACTTCACAGTTAGGGTCTGAGCATTCCCATAGGTTCATTACCATTACTGCCACCCCTTAGTCTTTAGGTGTGCTAATGCTACACAGTAGTTAGGCTCATCGAGTAGTGTGACACCATACCTATAGGCTACATACTGCCAGTACTTCCAGAACTGCAGCTCTACATGTGCATTACGCATAGAGGCTATCTTAAGCTGATACAGTCCATAAGCTTGCTTACTGCCTCCTATGTTACCTATAGCCTTATCGTTCCATCTTGATTCTCTATAGATGATCTCATTATGGCATTTATATTGCTTTTCTGATAAAACCTTATTAGCTACGTATTTTATTAAGGTTTTAGATGAACTGAATTGCATCTTTTGAGAAGCCTCAGTAGGTGTCCCACCTACAGACATAGCTGTGGCAATAACGATTGCGACCCCGCAAGCTAGCGCTTTAAGGCGCTTGCGGTGAGCCCCTGATGGGCTCTCGCTGGAGAGCTTTAGTGTACCAGTATGGTCAAGGACATTTGTAAAAGTGCTGGTCAGACGGCGTGGCGTTTTCATGGAATCTCCTTATTAACACCCTGTGGATAACTATCGCTCAAATGTGGATAACTATCTATTGTCGGTTGAATAGAACCCAGTCCCTTTAAACACGGCTGCAGGTACTGAGCTATAGACCTTATTCATAGGCTCTCCGCAGAAGGGACAGTCCACGTCGTGTGGCTCATGGATAGCGAGTTGATGATCTAGTATCGCCGTGGACTCACAGTCCTCATTACGGCATTGGAACTCATAGGTTGGCATTATCGAGCTTCTCGCATATGTGACAAGGTGAACCCTCCATAATCGTATTACCGCAGGTGCAGTAGATAGGCTCTAAGTTTACCGTGTCTTTCTGGAAATCTGTGTAACCTGCCTTGATAAGTAGCTCGACAAGGTCGCTGAACTTCAAGAAGGCTAGATACTCCGCCGCATCTTCACCCTGTCCATTCATACGGCACACAACGAGGCTTAGTTCCCCGCTCTTCTCTGTGCGCTTACGACCCTGTCGAAGCCAACTTACTGGATCGAACTGACTGCGCGCCTTTACTTCTAGGTCAAAGGGTACGTTTATGCAGTCCTTTCCATTACCGCGACCAACAGCTGCACCTTTCCACCATTGGGAGAGGTACTGAGCCACGACCCGTTCTGTACGTAGCCCACGGTGTTTGCGGTGTTGAGATGGCATAGTCTGATCTACGCCTTCCCACTATTGTTTACATTAAAGGGTTCTTGAGCTTTGCTGATTAAATCATCTAGCATGCCTTTAATTTCGTCAATATCTACTACTACACCCTGATACAACAACCCAGCGTAGTAATCTTTCCACCAATTTAATGGCTGACTCATGTTACGCCTTCCCAATTCCTGATACTGCATGGCACTTAGGACATGACCAAGTAAAGCCAGTCTTAAGCGTTCCTCCTGTAATGACGATATTCTCCATTGGGAATGGCTCGTTGCATAGGTGGCATAGGGTAGTAATCTCAGGGTTGAGCGGTTGGTCAGGGTTAGCAGCCTTCATAGACTGCAATAGCTCCATATCCTCATCGCTTGGGAACTTCTCCCATTCTCCGTCTTGATTCATAAACTCTAATGATCCCATGTCATCACCACTTATTCTCTTGTCGACCCCATGAGCCGTTAGGTTTGATTTCATACCAGATCACATCCTTACAGGCGAAGCAAGAGAAGTTACCCCATGGCTTTTTATTCTTAGATGAAAATCCGGTCTTCCATAACATCTCTTTAGGCTGCTGGCACTTAGAACACTTAGGAATATCCCGCTCTGTCTGCCCTCCTATAATGTCCTTAACGATTGAGACAGCTTCGTCCACCGTAGTAGCAGGGGCGGCTTCTCGGATAGTCCATGGATCATCTTCCTTGGCTACTGGTACATACTCTTTCGAGGTGTTAGCCATCTTAGCCTTGGCTTCCTCGATAGCGTTCTGAGCTGCAGACTTAGCGGCTACCTTAGCCATCTCTTCCGCACTTGCACGCTTGCCTTTAGCGGCAAAACCCCCATTTGCTAATGATCTTCCCAAACTGGAAGTTTCTGCATTTTCTAGAGCTGAGGTGGAATTGACCCCGCGACCCTGTACCGTCTCCTCCGCTAAACCTGTAGCAAAGGGAACTGAATCGGCTATGTCTCGATAGATTGCAGACCAGACTATGTACTGACCACCGTCAAACTTCAGTAGTTTAGTCTCTGTCCTACCGAGTGGATACTTAGCCCAGAACTTTTCAAGCCTTGTCTCGACTGTCTCATAGTCATCTAGGTTAAAGTGCGCCACGGTCGTTAATCTCCTTTAGCTTCCAGCCAATAGACTTAAGCTCTCGAAGAATCTGCTCGTTCTGGTAGACAGTAACCATCATTGCAGCCAATGTGCGACCGCCGGGAGCGGTAGTGTCATCCGCTTGGTCTAGTGCCGCCTTCTTTAGATCGTCTAGTTCATTCCAGTTAAACATTATTTGACCTTTCTGTTAAATAGTTCTTGCATAGGCATACCGTAAAAACAGATGGTGCAAGTCGAGTTTTTGCAACCATACATTTGATGAATAGCGTGACGGTTCTTCTTTAGACTTGCGCCTGTAAAACTCGTCTTTGTAGCGCTCTTGGCGTTTTCCTTAAACATATAAGTCCCCTTCATCGTTTCTTAGTGATCCTGATATAGCAAAGTATGCAGCTCCGTCGATGTAATTATCGACCTTTCCTGTTTCCATGCACCTTGCGACTTTGACCAGCGCCAGACACATCGCCACTTGGTGAGGTTCAACCGGCACTTCGAGGTATGCAGACCATAGGGATGCGGTTCTGGACATGTTGTCTGTCGGGTGACCGTAGTCCAAACCACGGTCTTGGATGATTGCTTTTGCTTCTGTGAGGTAGTCACCGGCGTTCATCGGTTTTCCTTGAAGGCTTCGATACGTCCCTCGACCTTGCCATCTGATACCCCTAGCATGTAGCCAAGAAATACGCCACTAAATAGCGTAAAGAAGATCATAAACCAGCTCATTTTGCCCTTTCCGTAGTACGAATCTCGTCTACAGGAAGAACTTTATCTTATCGGTGAGCGGTGTCGAGTATATTTTGGTAACGGTTTCATAACGATTTGTGGTCATGCAGGAGTCGAACCCACTACCTCAGCGAGTTAACCGCTGCGCTCTACCCTTGAGCTAATGACCTTGGGTAAATAAGACCAGACTGAGACGTCCTCGTCCTCAAAGTAAGGGTTAGCGATTGCGGGGTCTGCCATAGACCTTGCCCTGAACCGTGAAAGTCCCATCCTTTTCGATGTAGATGAGATCCACTTGGACGTTCTTACCCTTGACGTACATGATAGCGAAAGCCTGTTGCCAGTTGAAAACGCCTTTCGTGTACTGGGCTTTAGTTACGTCCATAAGATGACCCACCTCTACGCCATGCAGGATACGCCCTACGCGCCCTCCTGTAGCCTCTGTAAAGGACGAACGCCCTGCTCTGTGAGTGTGACCCGAAATAACGTTCTTACCCCGCCTACGCGCCCCCTCAAGGGCTGAGAGACCGCCTTGTGGCTTGATAGGGGTATGGTCACCATGGACTGCTACCCATCCCGGGGCTATGTTCATGTCTGACTTGTGCCACTTAATGCCTAGCTCATCGAACTTCATGAACTTCTCAAAGCGTAGTTCCGGCAAAGATAGGAAGGATGGGACTTTCTTCATGATCGTGTGATAAAGACGGTCGGTGTGATTGGAGCGGATGCAGTCGGTTACGCCTAGCTCCCAGAGAAGGTCAACGCATCGGTCGCGGTCATCGGCTAGGGTCTGCTCGTAGGCTTGAGGTGTTCCCTCGCTCCACTTGCTAATAGTCTGAAAGTCTATTTCGTCACCGATAGTAACGGTCTGGTCTGGCTTAAAGGTCTTTAAGAATCGAGCTATATTCTGGACTACGTGTACATCCTCATAGGGTACTTGTAGGTCTGAGATAATTACTATGCGCTTCATTCATCCTCATCGTCCTCATAGGGAATATTATCTATGCGATTAGGCAAGTTAGGAATGATCCAATCAGGAAACGAGTCACGATCGCCTAGTATCCAGAAGATATGCTTCTCCGAGAAACCGGCTTTCTTTAATGACTTGTAATACTCATTGAGCGCTATAGCGTATGCGTCTAAAGCGTTGTAAGTATCTAAATCTATTACTGGTCGCTTCCTTGCCATAGTTTTATTTTCCCTTAAGTAGTAACTCCAACATAGCTTCGACACGCACTAGGCGGTCGTTCATTGACGAGCCGCTGTTAGGCTTGAGTTCCGCTAGGTAGTGCAATATTACGAACCTCAGGAGTGCAGCAGTTCCAGTCAGTACCGTCGCGCAGATGGCTACAATCGCAGCCCAGTCCTGTGGACTCATCGCTTAGGGGTGGCATAACCAAATACACCCGCGACTACTGCGCCTAGAATCGAACGGTAATCTAAAGCGAAGTTAGAAGTAGTACCCCAGACGGCTAAGAATGCGCCAATAGATACTACTGCCGGATGTTTCATGTTCACTTTGTGCCTCCTAGTAATGGGATATTAAAGAACGAGCCATCGTTATCGCCTGCCTTAGTGAAGCTGATATGGCAATGTGCGCGATGCGGATTAGATCCACGATACACGCGCCAACGCCAACCCATGCGAGGGCTAGCGATACGCCCGTCGAAGATGACATAGGCAATACGCTTTTCTCCACGTTTTGCGGTGAGT